TGGGTTTGATTCCGAGGTGACAAGGTCCTGGCCGACTTCGATGTAGCGACGCCCCAGACTTGCTTTGTCGGTGAGGATCAGCCGCGCCTCCGCTGGTACATCTCCAGCGACGCTCGGGATATAGATGATCTGCTGCGGTTCTGCCGCTGATTCCGTAGACGCTTTCGCGGTCCGTTCGGCCCCGTACAAGAACGGGCGACAGTTCAGTTTGAGCTTCACCTGGGGTGCTCGCAGTAGCCAGCCTGCGAGTTCGCCGGAGGACTCGAGCGGAACTTCAAGCAGGTCAGCTGAGAGCGCGTAGGCCGTGTATGAGTTGGTCGCCCCGTTCGGTTTCCATTCCACCGGTACGCCACCTTCGAAGCGCTCACAGCTCTGGAGGCGATCGACCAGTTCGCCCGCCTTGGCCAGCGCTGCCGCCATCGTCCCTAGCTGCTTAACCTGGACGGTAATTTCGAAGCTGGCTTCGGTGTAATGGGACTCCTGGACCAGCGTCGGCCCGTCAGCTGCCGGGTTCGTTATGTAGATCGGCTGCTTCTGGGCTGGTGTGTAGCTGATCGACCGGATCACGAAGTTCGTCCCGTCGTTGAGCTGTAGCCCGTTCAGGATCAGACTCTCCAGTGCCATCAGGATCTCCCAACTGTTCCGATGCCAGCGGTCCTGGAATTGGTGATGACTCGAACGCCCAGGTTGCCGGATAGCTTGTCGGCCAGGGCCCGCCAGGCAACCTCCGACCCAGTGGCGATCGCCGATTCACTTAGCTCCCTCGTTTCTCGTAGCTCATCCGCTAGTCCTTTCTGGGTCTGCGCCAGTTCGGTAGTCGCCGCGATCAGCGCTTCTTCGCGTTCCTTCTTTTCTTCTTCTTCGCCTTCATTCAGCCCGGCGATCCCTTCTCTCGCCGAGACGATTCTGCCCTGGGTAGTGCCCAGGGCAGTGAGAATGTTTCCCTGCGTTTCTTTCAGTTTTTCCCGAGCCGCTTTGGTGAGTCCCCCGCCCTTCAGCTTCTTGTTCACTTCCGCCAGCCGCTTCTTTAGCCCTTTCTTCTGGCCCTGGGCGATCCCCAGCATCGCGTTGTAGACCGCCGCGTCATCCGTTTTCGTTTCGGTCTGCCCCGCCATCGTCAACGCGCCTTCGAGAACCCCGTACTGCCCTGCCGCCTTCAAGCCCGGTGATTTCAGTGCCTTGAGAATCCCTTCGGGCAGTTCAGCGAAGCCGGGCAGATTCGCTTCCGAGAACGGCTGACCAGCGACGAAAGCAGAGGTGGCGAGTGGCGGCAGCGCCGCTGCTTTCAGGCCAGGGGTAAACACGCCTTCCCCCGCCGATTTCAGGCTTCCTCGCGCCTTTCCGAGGACGCTTCGGTACTTCGTGATCAGGCTCTTAGCCCGAGAGGTGTCACCGACTTTGACGGCCTGCTTGATTTCCTTCGCCAGCTTCAGCGCCCGTTCCAGCGCGAGTTTGCCCCGCTTCGTCCCGCCGTATTTTTTGAACTGCCCTTTGAGTTGCTGCGCTTCTTTGAGCACGCCCGCGCCTCGGTGCTGAAGCGCGCCAATGGTGTGTTTCTGCCGTTTCGACGCCGGAATTTTCTTTTCGGCCTTACTGGCGGTAGTGCCACCCAAGCTGCCGAGGGCACTCGCCGCCGCTGACTGACGCTTACCGAGCGACGACATAGATTCCGGCCGCTCCCAATTTTCCATAAACCACTTCGTCGTCGCGTCAGTTCCCGACAAGGCGTTTATCGCGCTCCGTTCCGAGGACGTGAAGTTGTGCAACATGAACTGGGTCTGGGCCTTTACATTGGTCCACGGGACGCCTATCTTGGCGGCGTAGGCTTTCAGGGATGCCAATGACTTCGCTCCGGCGGTAAAGCCCCAGAGGCCACCAGCGGATTCACTTTCCTGAGCGGCCGGGTTATATCCAGACTCGCCGAAGGCGTTGCCCAGAATCCCAGCGATCGCGTCACGGTCAAGCCCGTTGCGAGCAAGGATCGCGCCCACCTGGCCGACTACGCCACCAGCCGCCAGCCCATGCTTCGCCTTCTGGCCTTTACCCCGCTTGCCACCGTGAAACGCTGCCATCGGATTCATCAGATCGGCGTGGGTGGTGTTGAAGCCACTACGGTAGGTGTAGCCACTGATCCAGCCAGCGCCGCCACCGGGGTTTTCTTCGGAGGTGCCGAACGCCCGGTTCCCGATCACCGCGTAGACGTGTTCGGGATTCGAGAGCACCGAGACCTTGCCCCTACCCGGTAGCCCCCAGCTCGAGAAACCACCCGAGACCATCGGCGCGAAGTGCCACCCAGCCCCGTTGAACAGCTCCGAAATAGCCCCTGAGCAGTCCCAGGGTCCTCCGGTTGAAGCACTCGATCCGTGGCCACCGCCCCACAGATACGGCTGGTGCAACGAGTCCATCCGGTTCGCGTTTTTGACGATCGCGGCCATCGATTTATCACCGCCGAGTTTGGCGACGTATTTCTTCGCCGCTTGGTACATGAGGTGGATCGATTTCTGGCCGATCGTGGAGAGCGGTGGTGGGCCGCTCATCTGAGGTTCAGTCAGCCCGCCGCCCTTGGCCCGCCTCGGGACCGCCGCGTTCATCGCGCCGAGCGCCCCCATCATGTTCCGGTTGCCGACGAAGATCCCCTCGCTGGATTCCACCCTCGCAACCGGCGTCCCGTCGAGCGAGAGCAGGTGATGGTCGCCTGGGCCGTTTCCAGGAACCATCGAAGTCAGCCCGCCTCGAGCTTCGCCCTTCGGCTTAATCCCAGCCGCCGCGAAATTGCCGTGCTGCACCGCAAACGAAACCGTGTGCTGGATATTCAGCGCGTCAAGCATCGACTGGACGGTGCCCTGAATCGCTTCCGCAGAGTTGCCGACGTTCGACGCCAGGTTCCCGAAGTCAGACGACATATTGTGCGTCCCGGTTCTGATCCGGTGTTCCAGCTGGGTCGTCGTAGCCCCGAAGCGGTGGTTGAGATTCTTTTCGAGGATTTCGACCTGGTGTTCGATCTTCGGGTGCCCGTCCGCCCAGGCTTGAGCCATCCCCAGGACCATTTCTTCGGCCTGGTGCCGTGCCTTCGGTGGCATCTGGGCGAGCCGCTGAATCAGTGACTGGATTCCCTTCTGGGTGATCGCCCCTGCCTTCGCGAAGCTGTCCTGCACACCCTTCGCGAACCCGAGCGGGTCTGACCCCTGGACAATCCGTATGTGGGCGAGGATCTGTTTGATCCGTGCCCGCCCCGCTTCGGCTGTGATCGCCCCGGCTTCCATCCCGCCCTTGATCGCTTCGATCGAACCTTTCATCGCTTCGACTACGTGGGCTCGCCAGGGCTGGGTGCCCTTCTTCCAGCCTTCGCTCGCCTGAGCTAGCCCAGCAACTAGGTCCGAGTTCAGTTTGGCGAGCCCGGCCAGTTGGTCCAGATCCATTTTCTTGAGCAGGAACTGGAATTCGGCTCGCGCTTCCCGCACCGGCAGGGTCGCTGCCTTCATATCCTTAGCGACCTGTTTCGACTGGGCAGCTGCATGTGGAACTAACGTGCCTGCGAGCCCTGGTGTCCGAGCTTCAGTCTGTTCGAGACTCGGGTTCCGCTGCTGCTTGAACATCTCTTCGCCCAGATCCTTAACCGCTTGGCGGCTCCGTTTCCAGGCCGGGATCGCTTCGTTATCAAGCCCCTTCGCCATCGATTCGAATTTCGAGTGCGCTTCGTCGAAGGCGTCACCGTTGTTCATCAACGCTGCTGTCAGTGCTGCAATCCCGACACCAATCCCGACAGGAATCACAACCCCTGACAGTCCCGTCGCCAACGTCGCCAGGGTTCCCGCCTCAGCCGTACCGCCGGTAGCTCCCATCGCCGCCCAGCCAGTCGCTCCGGCGGTACCTGAGACTGCCTGTGCTGTTCCCATTCCAGCGAGCGCCGTCGTCGCTGACCCGGCCAGCTTGATAACGGTCCCGAGTGCCCCGATGATCGGCCCGAAGGCGATCGCAGCCAGCGATAGTTTGATCAGCCAGCTCTGAGTCCAGTTCGGCAGCTTGTTAAACGAATCGATCACACTTCGGACTGCACCGCCGATTTCTTTCAACAGCGGGACTATGAGCGGCAGCAGCTTGTTCCCGAGTTCGGTCATCGTGGCTTTCAGCTGCGAGAGATTGGCCGCTAGTTTGAACGCGGGCGTCTGCTGTGTTTCTTTCCATTTCTGGTTAACTTCGCCTGTCGCTCCCGAGATTTCTTCGAGCTTCGTTTTGAGACCCTCACCAGCATTGACCAGGGTTCCGATCGCCTTACCCGACTTGACGCTGAACGCTTCGGTCAAGATTTCATTCACTTTGGTCTTGCTCAGCCCCTGGAGATGCTTCTGGAGCAGTTCGACCCCAGCTGGTAGTCCTTCTTTGCGGATCACGTTCGCGAGCTGGCTGGCCCCGATCCCAACTTCGCCCAGGACTTCTTTTGCTTTCGAGGAGAGCACAGTCATTTTCAGCAGGCCCATGTTCAGAGCCGTCGAAGCGTTCGCTGCTGGGATGCCCTGCTCGGTCATGATGTCCAGCGCGGCACCGACTTCTTCGAGGCTGATCCCCACCCGCTTACCCGTAACCAAGATGCCCGACCGAAGGCTCGACGTCAGCTCTTCGAATTTCATGTCACCGTGGCCGACGATCGCGTTCAGCGCACCGATCGCTTTGCCCATATTTTCGGTTCCAGTGATCCCGGTTTTCATCGCCGAGATCAGCCCGTAGGTAGTCGCCTCGAGATCGGCCCCTCCGACTGATGCCAGCTTGCTCGAGGCCCGTAGAACCTTCATCGCTTTGGCACCCCGGTAGCCAACCGACTCGATGTGGTAAAGCGCTTCAGATAGTTCCTTGGGATCGAACGCTGTCTTACCCGACTGGGCGAAAGCGAGCACTGCCTTCGAGAGCTTTGTGACCTCTTTCCCCGTCGCCCCCGCCTGGGTCGAAATCATCGTCATTGATTTGTTGAAATCAACGGCTGACTTCACCGCGTAGGCGCCGACAGCCAGCAGCGGCAGGCCGACGTGGGTTGTCATCGTCTTGCCGAACTTCTGCATCGAGCCACCGACCGAGGTCATCTTTTTGCCCATCGACGCGACCGAGCCCGCTGCTGCTGCTGTAGACGCCTCGGCTGTCGCAGCTGTGGCTTTCAACTGGCCCTGGGTCTTCGCCAGCGCCGCGTTCGCCTGGGCGGTATCAGCCGTAACCAGGATATTGAGAATCGCGGCAGGGGTCGCCACCTAGCTCGACCTCCCGGAGCAGTGACGAGGCAACCTCACAGCTGCCTCGACGCCCGCTCTTCTTCGACCTTGTGCTCCCGACCTCGAGCTCGGAAGTAGGCGGGCCACTCCACGGTTAGCTCGTGGAGAGACATTCGCTCGCCTAGTTCCCCAACTGGCATGTGTAGCTCAAGCGCCAGCTCGTGCAGGAACATCGGATCGACCACTCCCGGCGGCAGTTCCATTGCCCACGTCGCCCCCGCTCTCGCTCTCTCCGCCAGTCGGAAATCGAGCCTCGGCCTCTTCGATCGCCGTCTTATCAACCCCGGACAGCTCGTCGATCTTGTCGATGACCTTGCGGAACGCAGGACCGAATCGCTCCGCGATCCGTTCCGCCTCCTCGAGGCTGAACTCCGGCTCGACTACCCCGTGGGCGAACTGGATCGCCTCGAGCTTGGCCGTGTTCACCTTCGAGATTTGCTCCCGCCCACGCTGGACCATTTCCAGCGCCTCGGACTGGGCCTGATTCGAGAACGCCGCCGGTAGCCCCCGGACTCGCACTTCTTCGCCGGGAGCGGGTACGTCTTTGACATCTGCCTCCTTCAGGTCGCTAGGACCCTCCAGCCAGGCTGACTTGGTTGCTCGGGCCATTCGCATGGCCTCCTTTCGCTTCGATGGCTCTTGTGCAGGCGCGATGGCTCGCCCTATTTGGTGCTGCGTCGATGACGCTTAGAACGTGCCGGAAGTGGACCGGGTCAACCCGGCAGTCCCTGAGTTGTTGATCGTCAGATCGGTCGTGTTCGCTTCCCCGACCGCGCCGGAAATCGGCGAGTAGGAATACATCTGACCGGTCATTTCGAACAGCGGGTTAGTCGCCGAGACCGCTGACGTCTTGTCCGCGAGCGCTTTGATCGTGAACGATTCCGCTTTCTGGTAGAGCGGGGCGATGACCGCGTCCACTGATGCCGCCGCGTAATCGTTGAACATCGTCGCCGTAATCTGGGCCGTCTTCAGCCCCTGGAGGAATTCGCGATAGCCGACACCGAACGCCGTGATCTCGACTTCGTCGGCCGAATCTTCCAGGGCCAGGGACGACGTGTGGTCCGAGAGATCGGTCGTCCCGATCTTGAACCCTGCGTTTCTGAGCACATGCTTGGCCATTAGCCACTCCTCGTGGTTCCCGGGGCGGGACCGGTTCCCCGATTACGGATGGCCCCTCGATGGCTGATGGCGATTCCGATGGCAATCATTGGAGGACAAGTCGGTAAAGGGCAACGTGGTGGCGGTACTGCTCGCCGTCCACGACCTCGGAGTAGGACAGCTTCGAATCAGCAGCGAGGTGCATCGTTTCGGCGCCTTCGATCGGCATCTTGACCCAATCGAGCTGAGCGTCAGCAGCAGCGCAGATGTCCTCGGCTGCTGACGAGCTCCCGCCCGAGCAGACCGCCTTGACCATCCAGGTCTGTTCGTCGTAGCGGCTGCCGGTGAACTGGTGATGGGCCTGGCCTGCCTGCTGATTGAAAACGATCATCGGGTAGCCCGAACCGAGCGGCGCGACCGAGTGGACGATCGAGGCAGAGCCGTTGGCCAGCAGGTCGGTGACAGCTTTCACGTTGAGCGCTTTATAGATGGCCTGCCGGACGGCTTTATCAGAGACCACCTAGCTCACCCCCGACGGTCGCCGCCACCAGCACCAAGGACGCGGCCGGAAGCAGGAACGGCTGCGGCGCGTGCTTCACGGTCCCGAACTCGACCATCGCGCCGTAAAAGGTTTTTTGATCGCCCGCGACCACCCGGACCCCTGCTGGGTCCTCTTCAACGTGGATCGCTTCGCGCAGATGCGGCGCGTAGTAGCCGATCGGCACTCGTTCTTTCGCCCGCTCCACGATCAGGTCAGCAGCTTTCCGCAGCCCCTCCTGAGTCCGACCCTCGAGCGCCAGCTCGATCTCAGGCAGTCGGCTTTTCAGCGTGGCGGGCATTACGGCGCCAGGATGCGGACGCCCTCCTGGAGCGCCATCCAGTTCAGCGTCGGCGGGATACCGAGCTCGAGCTTGGTACTCGGCCTGTGGTCGAGGTCGCGGATCGCTCGCTGATTGTCCGGGCGCTTCGACCGCACGTTATGGACGTCCTCACCGATCAGCTCCATCTCCCCACCGCCGACGGTTTCG